CGCGGCCCGCGCGATCCTGCGCGGCGCCATCCTGCGCTGGCACGAGGCCGGGTCGGGTGCGATGCAGTCGGAGACGCTGGCCGACTACTCGTACACGCAGGACAATCGGCAGCAGCGCCGGGGCATGTTCTGGCCCTCGGAGATCCAGCAGCTGCAGGATCTCTGCAAGGGCGAGGACACTGGCGCGTTCCAGATCGACACCGTGGGGACGTGCGCGAACCACGCCGAGATCTGCTCGATCAACTTCGGCGCCGCCTACTGCTCGTGCGGCGCCGACCTGACCAACTACGAGTACCCGCTGTACGAGCTGCCGTGATCATCCCGGCCCGGTGGTTCGTCGAGCCGGTCGCCGTCGAGACCTATGCCGGGTCGGGCGCCTACGGGGACGAGTTCGCCGCGGCGGTGACCGTCCTGGGTCACGTGACCGCGGGCAGGAACGCCGCCGGCGGGCTGCGGGTCAAGGGCAGCGCTTCCGGTGATGAGGTGGTGTCGCAGATGCGCGTGCTGCTGCCGAACCCGGCCAGGCTGGCTGACGGTTCCGGCACTGTCGACCCCACGACCCTGCTGACCCCGGAGTCCCGGGTTACCTCCGGCGCCGTGGTCGCCACCGTGGAGCAGGTGGAGGAGCACCGGCAGCCGGGCACGGGCGCCGTCGTCTACGTGTCGGGGGTGCTGGGCTGATGGCCCGCGTCGTCGTCGAGTGGCACGGGGAGCTCGCGGTCGAGGCCGCCGACGCCGCGATCGCCCGGGGTGTCTCCAGGGGCCTCGACATGATCGCGGAGACGTCGCAGGACCGCGTGCTGGTGGACACCGGCGAGCTGAAGAACTCGCAGAACCAGTCGCAGGACGGCAACTCCGGCACCGTCTACTACACCGACTCGAAAGCGGTCGGCGCGCACGAGAACCTCACGGTCACCCCCAGGCGGGGCAAGCGCGCGAAGTTCCTCGAGTCGGCGCTGAACGACCGCCGCGACGACGTGGGCCGCGCCATCGGCGAGGAACTGAGGAAGGCGCTGTGAGCTTCTCCGGCGACCTGATGGCGGGCGTCGCCCAGATCCTCGAGGACGCGAGCGTCGGCACATGGAAGCCGGCCGGCGCCTACCTCGCCGGCGACCCGCGCCCGATCTTCATGCGTGAGGGCCCCAGCGACCGGCACCAGATCATCGTCATCGCCCACTACCCGGTGCTCGGCGCGGGGCGGACCCGGGACACGGTCGAGGGCATCCAGGTCCGCAACCGCGGCACCCCCGGCGACACGCGGCCGGCCGACGACGACGCCGACGCCATCCGCGAGGCGCTGGACGGCCTGGAGCACGTCGTCCTGGGCGGCCGGCATGTGTCGCTGATCCGCTGGCAGTCCGGCGCCTCGCTCGGCCAGGACGGCAACAAGCGGTGGGAGACGAGCCAGAACTTCTACCTGTTCACCGCCCGCCCGAGCGCGCACCTGGAGGACTGAGTGCCGTCGAAGGTGATCGTTCACGACGGTGAGGACGGGGCTCATGTCGTCGCCGTGTCTGTCCGCCAGACCGACGACGGGCACGAGGTGGTGACCGTCGAGATCACCACCGGGAAGTCCGTGGCGGCCGCGCCTGCGCCGTCGCCGTTCGACGAGATCGACGCCCTGGACGCCGAGATTGATGCCCGCAGCGCCGCCCGATCCGAGGAGACCGCCCGTGCCTGAGCCCGCCAAGCCCATCGAGAAGCCGCCCGCGGAGAAGCCCGCGCGTGAGAAGGACAAGTCCGACCTGGTCCATGAGGCGATGCAGCCGCCGCACCGGCTGCCGTCGTACGTGGCGTGGGACATGACCATCCCGGAGCTCACCGAGCTGCTGAAGAAGAAGGGCTGACATGCCTCGGACCTTGATCACTCCGCAGGCCGGGACGTCGGCCGGCGCCGCCGTCACGTTCGAGGCGGCGAACGCGCTGGGGAACTCCTTCCGTCCCGCCCGTGGCCGGGCGGTGCACGTGAAGAACGGCTCCGTGTCGCCGATGGACGTCACCCTGCCGACCCCGGCCACGGCGGATGGGCTGGCCATCGACTCACGCGTCGTCACCGTCCCTGCAGGGGCACACAAGGTCATCGCCCTCGGTGCCGCCTCTGGCGCCGGGATCTACGCGCAGCCGGACGGATCCGTGAACCTCGACTACTCGGCGGTCACGTCCGTGACCGTTGCCGTCGTCGACCAGCCGTAACACCTCGCTCCGCACTACCCCGACCGGACGTCGGGGTCTCAGCCATGCCTCAACGTCCCGACCCGGAGGAATCCCGCCATGAGTAGCCCCCTCGTCTCCTACCTGGCCCGCAAGTGGCGGGTCGACGTCAACACCGGCACCACCGGCTCCCCCGTCTGGGTGCAGGTGAAGGGCATCACCAACCTCACCCCCGGCACCCCCACCACCACGCAGGACTCCTCCGACTACGACTCCGACGGCTGGGGCGCGGATGAGAAGACCATGCTCAAGTGGAACCTGGGCCTGTCGCTGCTCCGCAAGGGCGTCGACGAGGCCACCCCCGACCCCGGGCAGGAGGCGCTGCGGGAGAAGGACGACCAGTTCGGTGCGGCCGGCACCGCCCACGTCCGCTGGTATGACCGCAACGGCGGCCCCGAGGCGTACGAGGGCTTCGCGAACGTGTCGTGGGAGCCGGGCGGCGGTGGCACGGCCGACCTGGAGTCGGTGACGGTGAACCTGACCGGCAAGGGCGCCCGGACGTCGATCGCCAACCCGGCCGCCTGACGTATGGCGCTGGAGGAGGCCGCCGCCTGGCTGGACGGTGATCTGGTCCTGCCGATCGGCGGTAAGACGTACAAGGTCCCGGAGCCGTCGGCGGAGCTGGGGATGCGGCTGGAGATCATCCTCAACGTCGGCCGCGGCGTCGAGGGTGGTCCGAGGACGGCCGGGAAGATGACCGACCGGCAGCGGCAGGTGCTGTCGGACGAGGAGGAGCGGGACACCTACCGGGACGTCCTCGGCCCCGCGTACGACGCGATGGTGAAGGACGGGGTGACGTGGCCGCGGCTCAAGCACGCGGCGATCACCGCCATGTTCCACTTCCTCATCTCCCCCGCCGTCGCCGAGCAGCATTGGAACGGTGGCGCGGGAAAAGCGACGGGCCGCAGCTCCCGTCCAGCGACCCGCAGGACTACGGCCGCGGCGAGTACGACGAAGTCACGGGCCTCTGGGAGTGGTACGAGGTCCCGCCGGAGCTCCTGACCGCCTCGTTCTCGTGGGGGGAGATCCTGGGGCATTGGGATCTGGTGCAGCTGGACTTGCATGAGCGGTTCGGCATCGACACCGGCGACCGGGACCTGCTGCGTGACCGCCCGTGGAGCTGGTTGAGGCTGCGGATCCAGGGACTCCTGGGTGGGGATACCCGCCTATCCAGGAAGCTCCGACCGGGCCGCTAGAGCCTGGCAGGGCCGCCGAGCACCACCGCGAGGATGAATCCGAGGACCAGCAGCGCGAGGACGACCATCGCGACGGTTTTGGTCCAGGCGGTGTTGTTCGCGATCTCGCGCAGCTCCCGCGTCTGCAGCTCCGCCTGCTCGGCCATGTGCTGCCGCCACGCCTCGTCGTCCTGCTGATCGGTCGACCTCACGTTGCCCCCCTCGTCAGTTGGCCGGGAACGGTACCGGACCTTTCGTCATCCCGAACACGCTCGAAGGGCGGTGGCCGTCATCGCGCTCGTCGTTGGTGAACTGACCGCCTACCTCACCGCCGATAACTCTGACTTCAACCGAGGGATCGCGGAAGCCAAGCGGGATCTCGACAGCCTGGGCCGTGACGCGACGCGGCAGAGCAATGACATCGAGACGCGCTCGGGCCGCGTGGTCACCAGCGTCTCGAAGGCGATGTCGCAGGCGACCCGCAATGCCGACAAGCAGGGTCAGGAGGCCGGCGGGAAGCTGTCGCAGGGGATCAGCCAAGGCATCGTCCGCAACTCTCCGCTGATCGTCGCCGCGGTCGGCGCGGCGCTCGCCGCGGGTGCCCCCGTCGCACTCGCCGGGGCCACGGCCTTGTTCGGCAGCATCGGCATCATCGCCCAGGCGCAGAGCATCAAGGTCAAGACCGCCTGGGCCGATGCCTGGACCGACATCAAGGCCGAAGCGTTCAGCCAGTCGTCGGCCATCCAGCCGGTTCTGGTCGGACTCGCCTCCCAAGTGTCGGACACCTTCCGGCAGATGGGCCCAAGCCTCCGTGACGCGTTCGAGGCCGCCGCCCCCCAGCTGCAGGTGTTCGCGAACGGCATCCTCAGCCTGGCCACCAACACCCTGCCGGGTCTGGTCCGCGCCGTGCAGGCGGGGATGCCGGTCACGCAGGGGCTCGCCTCGCTGCTGGAGTCGGTGGGGAAGGGCCTGTCGGCGTTCTTCGACGCCCTGTCCGCGCACGCCCCCGCCGCGGGTGAGGCGTTCGCCGCGATCGGGCACATCGTCGAGCAGCTGTTGCCGACCCTGGGTGAGCTGCTGGGGCAGGGCGCCGAGCTGGCGTCGATCGTGCTGCCGCCGCTGGCGTCGGCGCTAGGTGTGGTCGCCGACGTGGCGCACGCGCTGGGCCCGCTGCTGCCAGCGATCGCCCTCGGCTTCGCCGGGATGAAGGCCGCGCAGGCTGCGGCCGGATGGGTCGGGTCGCTGGGCGATCGGCTGAAGAGC